GAAACTAAGGTACAGTTTGGAGTAAACGGTATTATGACAGCTGAGGGTATAGATGCAGGAATACATGTAGCATCATTATATGGAATACCACTAATACCATCAAAGGACATACCAGCAGATGTAATAAGTAGGATATACTTCTTAGATACTACAGATCCAGAAGGATTTGGTCAACCAAGGTTAGGAATAAGAGTATTAGCACCAACACAATACTTTGAAACTAGAGATCCATTCGTAGCAGGAGGATTCAAGGTCAAAGGAGTATACAGAACAATAGGAGAATTAGTCTGTGCAAGGTTCAACGCACAGGCTAAGATAAGAGACCTAAGATAAAGGCTCATACTTTTTTGCTTTTTTCAAAAAAGTTTTTGTAAAAACCTTAGACTTAAAAGTTATCTAAACCATTTTGATTCATGGGAATATACACTACATATGATAGAGTTGCAAGGCTAGTAGGAATAGACCCTTCCCAACTAACACAAGATCAGATAAATTATATTGAGGAATTGATAAAGTGGGCTGAGGATGAAATAGATTATCGATTGAGATATTCATGGAAAACCCATACTTTAGACGATTACGAATATCATGATGTACCAGTAAGGATAAGACCAAGGACTGCAAGGATTATGATACCTCTTAACTTCAGACCTATTCAAAAGATTGATAAATTAGAAGTATGGAATGGAAGCGAATGGGAAGATTGGACAGATGAAGAAGGAAGAAATAGTAGTTGGTGGGCTGATTATGAAAGAGGAGTAATCTATATTAGATTGTGGATTTCTCCTTGGATACTTTGGGAGCCATTTACTGTAAGAGTAAAGTATACTTGGGGAAAAGGAAAAAACAGTCCATCAGAAGTGCCAGGATGGGTTGTTAAAGTTGCAACATTATTAGCTGGGGTAAGATTAGCTGAAAGTCTAAGAGAGATAGTTTTGTTACCAGAAGGAATGGAAAGAATTGATTTATCAAGTAAAGCCGATAAGTGGAGGGAAGAAGCCGAAGAAATACTATCTCAATATGACTTCTTTAGACCTATAGAGCTACCCTTCTACTAACAATAACTTTTATAAAATATCGTCAAAAATAGTTGTTTATGGAAGTCGTATTTCCACAAGCAAAAGAATTAAAAAATATAGTGGCAGTAGCATCAGCGTTTTTGACAGAGGGTACTTTTAAAGCAGAACAAGGCAAACTATCTTTAATATCAGTGGATCCGTCCAGTATAGCAATTGTAATAACAGAGATTTATGAAGGTATGGCACTAGATTTCAATATTTCTGAAGGCGGGAAATTCACAATAAATTTAGATGAACTAAAGAAGATATTGACAAAGGCAAAGACTAAGGAGCAAGCAAAGATGGTTGTTGATAAACAAAAGAACAAGTTTTATATAACCCTAAAAGGAAAAGTAGCTAGGACTTTTTCTTTACCATTGATAGAAGACGACAGATATCTTGAATTGCCAAATATAGATTTAGATGTAAAGTTAGAAATGGATGCAAAAGCTTTCGCAGAGATAATATCCTCAGCAAAATTGGTAGGAGACGAATTAAGAATAGAAGCAGATCCCGAAAAGAACCACATAAGATTTATTGTAGAAGGAGAACTAAAAGGAATGAAGATAGAAATATCATCTCACGATGAAGGAGTACTATCATTAGAGATACCAAAGAAAGTTAGTGCCAAATACTCAGTAGACTATCTATATAAATTGGTAAGGGTCGCTAATATATCTGATACTGTTATAATAAAGTTTGACCAAGATAAGCCAATATGGTTAGATTATGTATCTCCTAGTAAGTTTAGATTTGGACTTATATTGGCACCAAGAGAAGGGTAATCTGATTGAAGACTTATAAGATAGAACTTGTTATAGAAGAATATGGCTCCAGAAGTTGATGAGGTAATAACAGAGGTAAGAGATCTAATAAGTAATATAATGGAAATAGAGTACCCAGATGAGTTATTGAACTTAGATCCAGATGATGTTGCAGAGTGGAGAGAAGGTACAAAAGAAGTAGTAGAGATGATAGATAACTTTTTAAAAAGAGTAGATGCGAATCAGTATAAAGAGATAATAGATATACTAAAAAAGATTAGAGATAAACTAAATGAGCAAATTGATTTAGCAAGACAGCTAGAAGTTTTATTAGAAAAGATAAATAGGTCTAATGAGGAAATAGATGACTTACTTACTAGTTTGGATGTCTAAAAATGCCAGAGTTACCAGTTGAAGCTGTAGGAAGAGTAACAAGAGCTTTAGAAACCTTACTAAACATTAGTTATCCAGAACCTTCTAGCATAGAAGAATCTTTAAACCAAATTGATAAGGCAATTGAAGCAGTAGAAGAGGTTATAGACTTCCTAGACAAAAATTGGGATGAAATTGAAGCAGCAGGATATGAGGATCTCAAAGATATTTACAATGACTTCAAAAAGGTATTATCTAACCTAGAGAAGCTAAGAGATTATATTGACGAAATGAGTGGTTTAGCAAGTAAGGCCGAGTCTACGCTTGAAGACATAAGCTCAATAATTTCCGACTATCTATAAAAGTTTTTTAACTCTTAAACAAGTAATTGTAAATGGATCTGTATTGGTTGTTAAAGAAGACCTATGTTCTCTATATCCCTCCAAAAGCAGAAATAGAGCGGTTAAGAGATAATTACAAAAGCTTACTAGAGAGAATAGTATGTCAAGAAGGAGACAGAGAATGTCAAAGTTTTAGGAAGAGCTTAGAGTTTTTATATAACCTATCTGAATACTTGCTAAAGAACTATGAGGAATACGATAGAGCATATAGGATACTTGACTACATGAGAGCCAAGTATCTCTTTGGCTTATCATTCGAATAGTTTTTTGAATGTTCAAGGTAAGGATTTCAAAAAGGGAATTAGAGAAAGGAGTTATTGAGGTTTTGAAAGAGGTAGCAAAAGAGATAATTGAAGAATCCAAAAGAAATATCTTAGATGTTGACGCAGTATTTAGAGGTACTCTAATAAGCTCAGATTTCATAGAAGAAACACCTAAACCCTCTGTAAAATTAGGATACAAAGCCCCTCACGCTATTTATGTCGAATATGGTACCCGTCCTCATTATCCTCCCTTCAAACCTATCTACGAATGGGTAAAAGGTAAGTTAGGATATGAAGACCCAGAAGCAAAAAATGTAGCATGGGCAATAGTTCACAAAATAGGTAAGGAAGGAACCGAACCAAGATACTTCTTAACTAAAGCAGTGTACAAAGTCTTATATGAAAAAGAGTTAGAATATTATTCATGATAGATCCATTGATATATGTAAAGAACTTGCTAGAAAACAATTGGGACGAGAATAAGTATGGGCCAAAACCTCAAATAGAGACTTTGAAAAAGATAACCACTACAATAACTGATAAAGGCATAGTATATTTGAGGTCTATAAGAGTATCCGTCGAACCTTTTGGACTAGGGATAACTCATTATTCAAACAACTATACTATGATAATCGATGTTTGGACTAAGTCAAGGGAAAGGTTAATGCAAATAATACAAGCGATAATGGAAATCTTATTCAAAAAGACAAAAGAATCTGGAAATCCTTTCAGAATAGTAGTAGAAGGATATGAGGATTTCTCAGATGAGGTATTCGGGGCACAGAGAGGACAATTGACTATAGGCATAACAGATTATACACCACTATAAGACTTTTAACTAACCTACCAACTACATAGAATATGGTCTCGACTGGATACAAGGCAGTTCTGCTATACGGATATGAGCAAAACTTTAAAGAAGGAAATATTAACAGAGCTAACAAAGTATTCGGATTGAATCAAAGGGTAGGTAGTATAAGTTTCGATGAAGGTTTCGATGCATTTTATACAATAGGAAATAGATTAATAGAAGGAGTAGTGTATAGAGAGTTCACTGGATCAATATCAGTAGACTTTTACCTATCAAACCCATGGTTCTTTAGAGGGGTTTTAGGAGGTTATAATGTTAGTGGAAGTCAAGGAACTTATACACATACATTCCAACCAGCAAATAATATACCTTCATTAGTAATAGTCTCAGGAACCCAAGAAGCACCCCTACTAATAAAAGGTGTAATAATAAACTCAGCTAGCATATCCTCTTCTGTTAATGAAGTAGTAAGTGTAAGTTTAGATATGTCATTTGCAGAAGCTAACTCATTATCAAGTTTACCAAATCCTGTAACAGAAACCTTCAAACCCTTCACATTTGCGCACGGAACATTAACCTTAGATGGAAATACCTTAGCACTAGTTCAAGCCTTCGAAGTAACAATAAACAACGAACCAGAATATATTAGAGGATTAGGTTCAAGGACTGCACAGACTTATATACCTAAAGGATTAACAATAGAAGGAAGAATATCAATAGTAATGCAGGATAACTCATGGTTACAAAAAGCATTAGAAAACTTAACAACTAGTGGGCCGTCAAAAATAGGAGATTCCTTAAAACTAACTTTAAACAATGGAGAACAAACAATAACATTAGATTTAAGAGATGTATATCTAAGAGAAGAGAGTTTTGGAATAGAACCGAATGAAAAGGTAGTATACGAGCTACCATTTAGGGCCAAAACGATAACAGTAACTGCCATAAATAACATTGCCTCTATGCCTTAAATCTAAAGATGGAGGAAATAATAACATTGATACAGAATGTTGGAATAGTAGGAGCCATCGCTATATTTCTGATTTATTACCTGGTTAGAACACAAAGTCAACAATTGAACGAGATAAAGAATGCTATTGAAGAACAAACAAGAGTTAACAAATCCCTTATAGGATTATTGAATGGTCTTAAGGCTTTGATAGAAAACCACTTGAAACATCAACAAGAAAAGCTAAACGATATAGAAAGCGAATTAAAGAACATAAGAAACGACTTGATAACTCTGAAAAAAGGCAAGTTCTAAAGATAACTCTTATAAGCTTTTTTGAACAATAACTATTTATGAAGAAGTTCGAAATTGAAATAGATGGAAGGAAGTATGTTTTTAAAGACTTGACCTTTGGAGAAGTAAACGATTTACTAAGGAGGACTATAAAGGTATCAACAGATCCCAATACAGGACAACTAATAACTGAGATAGATTGGCCAACATTTACTGAGTTACTAATTCAAAAATCAATAGTTGAACCAGAAGAACTAAAAGATCTAAACAAGATAAGAGAACTTCCATATACAACTGCAAGAAAAATTATCGACTTCTTAACAAAGGAATTGGGACTTTTTCGATAATCCAATAACACTAAAATACGAACTAAAAAGAGCATATAAAGGTTTGAAAGAAGATCAAGACTTAGTCTACTTTATTTTTGCTAAAGAATTTGGATGGACTCCAGAAGAAGTAGATAATATTCCTTACAAATTATTGAGAAAGCTCCTTCTGTGGATACAGATTGATTACGAAGAACAAGACTTTAATATTAGAAAAGCACTTAAAAAGAAATGGTAGTATTAGAAGTTGAGCTAGTACCGAGAGAAGTAAATAATTTAACAAGAACTTTACAAAAGGCCATAGATAATATAAACCTAAACCGATTTGGAAAAGTCTTTGAACTCGTTCATAGGAGAATACTTAAGTTATATCAAGAACAATTAGAGAAAACCTATAGGAGTATTGCTAGATTACTAGGTTTAGAGATACCTGGGAGGGGAAGGAGAGGAATAAGGGAAACTGTAGGGGGAGCAGTTGGAGGGATAGGAGGAATGTTAGGAAAGATAGCAAAAGGTTTGGCAATATTTGGACTAGTAGCTCAAGGTATAAAGGCATTAGTCGAGATATTAGAAGACGCTTCCCCGTTACTTGCTCAGATGCTAAAACTACTATGGCAAGGTTTCATGTTAATACTAAGACCGATAGGAGACTTTATAGCAATACTACTAAAGCCAATAATAATCCTACTATACAAATACTTCATAATTCCATGGTATAAGTTTATGTATGGTAAGGTCATTCCAGCATTAGTAAAGTTTTTAGAGGATCCAGTAGGTGCTCTAATAGGTTTAGGAGAAGCAATAGTTAATAAACTCAAAGAAGCTTTACCAACAATAGCAGGAGCCATAGTATCAGCTATACCAGGTTTAGGTACTTTGTTAGGATTTATAATTGAGAGTTGGCCAGCTATAGAAAGTACAATAAGAGGTGTATTTGACTTCTTAAAAGGTGTTTGGGAAGGGTTATCGGGATTTATAAGTTGGATCTGGGGAATTATAGAACCTATTATAAAAGGATTCTTCGAATTCTTAAAGACGATATGGGATGGCATAGTAGGATTTGCAACATGGATTTGGAGTTTAATCGAACCTATAATAAAAGCATTCTTCGAATTCTTGAAACAAGCATGGGAAGGAATAAAAGGTTTTGTAAGTTGGATATGGGATAATATACGAAATGCGATAACTACTTTCTTTAACTTTATTCTAAATGCATGGATTACTATAGCAATTGTTGTTAAAGGACTATGGAATACGATACAAAGCTTAGCAACAAATTTCTTCAATTGGTTAGCTCAAGCATGGTCTACTTTATCTAATATTGTAGGAAGCTTATGGAATGTAATATCTAGTGTAGTAACTTCATTCTTTAACCAATTAATGAGGATATGGAATAGCTTATCAGGATTAGTAATGAATATATTCAATTGGTTAATCTCAAGCCTAACAAATCTATGGAACACTATAAGTTTCTTCTGGAATAGATATATCCTACCCGCGATAAACGGAATAATAAACGCAGTACTCGGAGTAATAAATGCAATAAGAGAGGCTATTGATTGGGTAAAAAGACAAATACAATCTATAGTTTCAGGAGCAATAAATACTGTAAGATCAGCTGTAAGCTCAATAGTCTCAGGTGCAAGAAGTTTATTCGGAAGTTTATTCGGTGCTAAACAAACGGGAGGTTTCATTACTAGAGAAGGATTATACTACCTGCATAGAGGCGAATATGTAGTACCAGCGCCTTTGGCATCAAAACCTACAAGGGAAACCACTAATAATTTCAATATATATATCAATATAGAAATACAGGGAAAGGTTGATGAGAAGAAGTTGGTAGAAGAGATAAAAAGAAGCTTATTAAGAGAGCTTCATAGATATGGAACATGGTAACATTATATAATATCTCAGATAATAAGAAGTATAAGGTCATAGGTGTACAGTCTTTAACAATTGAAAAAACCGTTTCAGCAACTCAATTCAGCATTCCAACTCAAGAAACACCAGAAATAATCCAGATAGCAGGCGCAGAAAGGGAAGGAAGTATCCAATTTATTCTCAAAGATTCTGACGAAGATTTAAGTTTAGGAACCAATAACGAACCAGTAAAAACAATAGAGCAACAAATAAACTACCTTGATAAATACTTTATCTCTGCTGATATAGGAAAGAAGTATAAGCTAATATTAGAGGAATTCAATAACTTAGAATTTGAAATAGTACCAACAAGGTTAAGTTTTGATTTTGAACCTGCAGTTAGGAGGGTCCAGGCTAGAATTACCTTCTTGATAGGTAATAAAATAGTATAATGACAATAGTAAAAGTAGTTATTGAAGGAAGGGAATATAGAGCTACAAAGTTAGAAATAGAAAAATTAGGTAGAAGAAGGACAGATACTGCTAAACTAACTTTAAACGC